TCCGCTTGATCCCGCGGGCCGTCGATCCAGGTCCCATAGTGCTTGCGCAGGGTGATCACCGAATGCCCCATCTGACGGGCCACCCACTCGGGATTCGCGCCGGCCATCAGCAGGAGCGTCGCATAGGTGTGCCGGGTGGTATAAGGCTTTCGGACACGCACCCCCACCGCTTTCAGGGCTTTCTGCCAGATATTCCACAGGGCTTTCTGGTTCACCACCGGCATGCCCTCGCCCGGTAGCTGCCACAGGTGCCCATGCTTGGCAAACTGGGTGCGGGCGCGCTGGCGCTTGAGCGCGGCCATCGCCATGGGGTGAATCCACACCCGGCGCAGGCAGTTGGTCTTCGTCTCGTCGATCTCGATCTCGCCAGAGACCGCCCACTGGATGATGAGCTCGTTGCGCACCCAGTCGATATCACGGTCCCAGCGCTGCGCGTACTGCTCGCCCGGTCGGATGCCTGAATAGAACGCCACGGTGAGATAGTCGCCCCACTCGCGCTGCGCATCGGTCGCGTTCTCGCGCTCGAACCAGCCGATGATGCGGTCGCGCTCCGCTTCCGAGAACGGATCGATCTTGGGCCGCTGCGTGCCGCGGCGCGTGCGCAGCACGGCGATCTCCGCCTCCCCGGGCACCGTGATGTCCCATTTGGCCAGCGCCAGCACCCCGCGCAGGAACGCGCGCTTGGCCGCCCGGGTCTTCGCCTTCCCCGTGTGCACGACGCCCTCGAGCTTGGCCGGCAACTGCTCGAGGGTCGTCTCAGCGCCCAGCTGCGCCAGCCAGAACCGCTGATGACTGGCGAACGGACGCCGGTTGGAGGGCTTGAGCGTGTCCCAGGCAAGCGCTACGTAGGCGGCGATGCGGTAGGCGATCGTATTTCGCGCGGCCTCTTCAGCGCCCAAGGTGGGCGCCTGCGCGCTGAAATAGCGCGGGAAGGTGCTGCTCAGAAAGGCAATGTCGAGCGTGCCCAGATCCAGTTTGGTCTGTAGCCGATCAGCGAGCACCTTGGCTGCGTGTTCGTGCAGATTCAGGGATGGCCGATGTGTCTTGCCTTGCCAGAAGATGCGGAATTCGTAACTGGATCTGCCTTTTTTTCGGGGGGTGATTGTTGCCCTTCGGCCCATCTTCGGAATGCTCCCATGTCGATCAGTATTTTTCCGTCGGGCGCTTTGTGATACTGCACGCCTTCGGTCCATTTGCGTGTGCGGATCTTTCCCTGCACGGCAGGAATGGTATACCCCGTCTCGTCGCAGAATTTTTTCATCTTCAACAGGCGCGTGTCTTCGCTCATCGCATTTTCTTATGCCATCCACAACCACTTACCGCCGACAAGATCATCGCCGATAGGTTGTACTGAACGGCCAGGACGGTTATGCCATTGCGTCGATGAATTACCGGCATCACCTTTGAAGTGAAAACCCGCTGCGTGCAGACTTCTACCGCCTTCCTCTGGCAACGTATAAGTGATGATTCGGTCATATCCCAGCGCTCGCGCCGCCCGGCGGGCGGCGCCATACAGCATGCTGCAGGCGTTTTTAGTGCCGTCGGTACAGACGCGATTGATTTCTGCAGTATGACCATCATCCAGTAGGCGACTGACGGGACGGCCAACAATGCATACGCCTACAAGGCTACCTGCATTGGCGCATCCCATTACGAACCTGCAGCCAGCTGTAGGCTTGTTGTGACGATGATGAAGCGCGATATAGGCATTCGCTTCGGCCAATGTGATGGGCACGATTGACAGCGCCACTTTTAGCCGCCCAGCCCAGCGTTCGCATTCGGCGGTGCTTTGTCGGGATTGCTCATCGCGGGCCGCTCGCGTTTACTGACGCAACTCGAGATGGTGAAAATGCCCCAGGTGAAGCGCACGTCGTGCTCGTAGCAGGGCATCTCGACCTGGATGATGACGCAGCCGGCGAGCGGCAGGCTCAACAACGGTATCCAGCGCATTGGGTTTAACGCTCATGTCTATGCTCCCAGCACCACCGGCATATCTTCTGTCACGGGGAATGTATAGGTGAGGCTTGCAAGGGCGGCTTTGGCATCCTGCATGGCTTGATCCATCTGCTGGGCGAATCCGCTGAAGCGATCGTGCGGCAACGCCCACACGCCGATGATTTTCTCGAGCGTGTCTTTCAATATTTGCACGTTCTTCGCGTTGGTATCGCGGTCAGCTTCGACCAGCGGCAGCGTGTGCAGGCTGGTGAGAATGGCGAGCTCCATCTGCGTGTACGTGACGGTAGCGGGCAATATGCCCGTTTGCATATAGGCGATCTGCGCCTGGAGGCTCGGCAGTCCGGTCGGTGTGTCGTTCATTCTTTCTCCAGCCATTCGTTAATGTGCGCAATCTGCTGCTCAAAATTCTCTCTGCGCGCCTTCAACTCCCGCAGGCTGGCGAGGATGGCCTCGGCCATTTGGTAGTCCTCTGGCATGCCCCCGTTTATAGGCAGTTCCATATAGGCGATTTGCGCCTGGAGGCTGGGCAGTCCATTCGGGAACTCAGGGGCGGGTGATGACATTGGCTTCTCTCACAATCACGGTGGGTGGCAGCAAGATGCCGCCGATGGGCGAGCCCTGGCTGAAATATCCGCCGTACTCAAGGGCGATGTCGTGATCCGGGGTGGCCGCCAGCGACAGCGCAAAGCTGACGTTGGTTTCGGCCGGCCACAGCACGGCGATCTCCTGCCACAGTCCCGCCCACAGGGTGAGCGCCTCCGGGTTGGCGCAGCGCGCCACAATCGATGCGCCGGGTCCTGCGCTCGTGTAGTGATATACGAGCTTGTTGTCCGGGGGCAGGATGCTCGATTCCTGGCCGCCGTTATCACCGAGCAGGAACGGACCGCTGGCCGGATTGCCCCCGCCCATGATGGGGGGCGGGCCGATCGGCCCCGGGTTGGTCGAGGTGACGGTAAGTCCCGTGAAATCGGTGAACGTGATGCCGCAATTGGTATTGTCCCAGCCGAAATAGGTCGGACCCGGATAGCCCGAGCCGTCGTAGCCGAACGGGTTGTAAATCGTCGTGCCGGTGGGCCCGATCGGAAGGCTGATCGGATCGGCGTTATGACCCGGCGAGGAACCGGCTACCCAGCTGATGCCATCGGTGGTGCGTACGTGCGCCATCACGCGCACGGTCTCGGCGGCCTTGAGCCAGATGCTTGCCAGGTTCCAGATCCCCGCAGCGACGCTGATAGCGGGCCAGCGGGCATGATCTGCGGTGGGCGATGCGCCTTTTTTGAAGGTGAGCGTTTTCCTGGCCGCATCGGCGCACACGTTGGTGGTCATCGCCACCGGGTTGGTGCCCCCGGTCACCGGGCCGTTGCCCATCATCGCGAGCATCACCGAGCGCTGGTGCGTATTAAGCGCCTCGATCCCGCCTGAGAAATGCTGCGGGCGCCGGCCGATGTTTTCCCAGTGCGTGCGCACGTAACCGGAGGGCAAGATGTCATCGAAATTCACCCGCGCATTCGGTCCCCTCGCCCTGAACCCGAATGTCGCACGCCCGCCGAAGGCGACCTCGCCCAGATTCAACACGCCCCCGTCCTCGGCTTGGCACAACAGGGCCGCGAAGTTGTTGTTGAAGGAGTATTTCGGCAGATACAGGCCGCGGTTGCGATCGATGTAGATGAGCCCCGCGCGGGTGGTGATGGGGTACACGGTGCCGGAGGCGTGGGTGAGGAGTTGCAGATTGGCGCCCTCCACCACGTCACCGGGCCACAGCGGAATGTCGTAGTTGTTGTATTGAATCGGTGCGCCGTTCACGCTCGACACCTGTCCTTGCACGAAGCCCGGCGCCGGCAGCGTGGCGGGGCTCGCGAGGGGCATGACTGCGGGACCGACCAGCACGGCCAGGGGCACCTGCGCGCTGCCGTCATAGAGTCGCTGACCGTTGCTGTACGTATCGACGATCTCGTCTTCGCCGCCCTGCCCGCCCCACTGGTACTCGGTGGAACCGTTCTCGATGCGCAGGCACACCCCATAGCCGGGCGTATCGGGGTTGGAGGGATCGCGGATGATGGCGATCGCCTGCGCTTTGTCCCTCAAGTAGGCGCCTTTCAGCAGGAACGGCGAATACTGCGAGCCGCCGCCGCGCACGTGAACCAAACCGATGCCGTTGCAATTGCTGCCGTTATCGGTCGGTCCCCAGTCGTAGTAAAGACCCCAGCGCTCGATGTCCAAGCCGCCGCCTGCGGCCTGCGGCGGGCCGAACACGGCAATCACCATGCCGATCGCGCAGAAGCTCGAGTGGATGAATTCCAGATGCCCATATTGCGGGTTGAGGATGTTGTAGCCGATGCGCTGATGCCACATATGCAGATCGTGGGTAAACATTCTGTTGCACTGATCGGCGGTCATGCCCACCGAGAACACGGCTGCGTTGTCGCTACCGAGGCCGGCGATCGCGATGCCCTCGATGCGCTGCGAGTTGGGTTGCTGGGCGCCGGCGCTCCAGGTTGGCCACATGCCCAGGGCCACCCCGTTCAGGGGGGTGAACCAGGGCAGCATGGTGATGTTGCTCATGCGGCCCATGAATGTCCCGCTGCGGGGCACGAGGATGGTCTGGGTGATGCCGTACTGGATGTTGCCGGGGAAGGGGTCCATGCCCGGGGGCTGGTCGGGCTTGCCGGTGGTGCAGATCTCAAGCGCCAGGTGGCCGTAGCGTTTGAGCGCGGCGGTGATTTGCGGCAGGAAGTCGCGGCCCTCCTGGGTGGCGGAAAAGGCGAGCCCCTCGGGGAGCTCAGGCGCGTAAGGAATCATCGGCATGTCAACGGGTCCTTGATATCGTTAGCGGATCTCCCGTGACGCGCGTTCCATGGATGTTTGTTCTTAGGCGAGTTGCTGGTACAGGGCCTGGACTTCGGCCAGGAACCGCTGCGCATCGGCTTCCACCGCGGCGATCTGCTCCGCCGAGGGAATGAACCGGCGCACGATCAATTGCTTGTCGGGCGGGAAATCGGGGTGATAGGCCACAAAATCGCACCAGGCCCGCTCGGTGCAGATCAACTGCGTCACCATCTGGTCGACGTGCTCCTCGGGGATTTCCTCTGAGAGCAGCCACTCGGTGAAGGTGCATTCGGTAGGACACTTGATCTCGACCAGGCCATCGGCGCCGATGAGCCGATCCGGCGATGCGCCGAGCCAGCGGATCGATGGGTGAGCCATGAATCCGCCCATCTCGATGAGGGTGCCGGTGAGCACCTCGTAGAGCTCGCCCGCTGCGGGCTCCCGATCGATGCCGTCCTGCATGGCCTGGGTGACGAAGTGC